AGAAAATGGTGATGTAGATTCTCTAATCGGTGAGGATGATACTGTTTATACGGCAGATCTCTTTATTGATTCTAGTGGTATGAAGCGAGTTATCTCTTCTAAACTTGGAGCAAAGTGGGTATCGTATAAGAAATATCTACCAATGAACCATGCGATCGCATTCCCGACTGAAGATGTTACAGACTTAAAACCTTACACATTATCTCGTGCGCTTTCATCTGGTTGGAATTGGAGAATTTCTACACAAGAAAGGTATGGAAATGGTTATGTGTTCTGTGATGACTTTATTGATTCTACTAAAGCCTATGATGAAGTTCAGTCAGTATATAAAGAAGAAGTTAAAGTAGCGAAAGATATTAAATTCGAAGCTGGTCGAGTAGACCAGTTCTGGATTAACAATTGTGTAACGATTGGTCTTTCTTCTGCTTTCGTTGAACCACTAGAAGCGTCTTCTATTGGTCATACTATTCTTCAATCTTTTGCTGCTGCTCAGACTGCTGTTCGATGGTTTGTAGATAGATCTGGTGTTGAAACTTTCAACGAAAGAATGGTCGATTCATTCGACAACATCGTTGACTTCGTTCAATTGCACTATATCACTAAGAGAGATGACACTCCCTTCTGGAAAGAGATTCAACATAAAATGGTTAAGACACCATTTATCGAGCACAATCTAGAGACTTACAAAAAGTCTTTACCTAGACAGATTGATTTTAGTGGTCAGTATTTAATGTTTAATGCAAACAACTGGGGTCAGGTAATGGCTGGCTTAGAATTGTATGACAGAGAACATATCAAACAAGAGTTGATTTCTAGATTTGGTAAAGATATAATTGATACAAACATTATGCGATACCGAGAATTTCTTGGTGCGACAGAGAAACAGCTTTACATTGACCACAAAGTATTGCTGCAACAAAACAAAATTTTCGTTAAATTTGATAAAATGTGATTGGAGTTTTATATTATGGATATTCGTGAAGACCAATTTCTGTGGGTTGAAAAGTATCGCCCACAGACTATCGATGATTGTGTATTGCCAGAAAGTTTGAAAAAGACTTTCAAAGAGTTTGTTGCCAGTGGAGAACTTCCCAACTTCTTGTTCACTGGAACTGCTGGTGTAGGTAAAACTACTATCGCTAAAGCCTTGTGTAACGAGATTGGGGCTGAGTATCTAATGATCAACGGATCTGACGAAGGGCGATTGTTGGAAACTCTCCGTGTTGCGATCACTGGATTTGCCACTACTGTATCTTTGACAGACGCTAAGAAGGTAGTTATCATTGACGAAGCTGACTATATGAAAGCTGATACTGTTCAGCCAGCTTTGCGTTCTATGATCGAGGAGTTTAGTAAAAACTGTCGATTTATTTTCACGTGTAACTACAAGAATCGTATCATTGAACCTCTGCATAGCCGTTGCACAGTAATCGAGTTTAAGGTAGATAATACAGATAAACCTAAAATTGCAGCTGCATTCTATCGTAGAGTTGTAGACATTCTAACCGCAGAACAAGTCGAATTCGACTCTAAGGTTGTAGCCGAACTAATCACTAAACACTTCCCAGACTGGCGTCGTGTTTTGAATGAACTTCAGCGTTACTCTGTATCAGGCAAGATTGATACAGGTATCCTAGTAAACCTTAGCGCAGACTCTTACAATGACTTGATTAAGTCTTTGAAGGTTAAAGACTATACTGCTGTTCGTAAGTGGGTCGGTAAGAATACTGACATTGATACGGTTCAACTATTCCGTGAATTGTATGATACCGCCAGCGAAAAGATGGAAGCATCTACAATCCCTAACTTGGTTCTCATTCTTGCAGACTATCAATATAAAGCTGCTTTCGTAGCAGATCATGAGTTGAATATCATGGCTGCACTAACAGAGATTATGGCTGGCTGTAAGTTCAAGTGAGGCGTGTATGGATTTTATTATTAGTTTAATTGCATGCACTCTTGTTTTCTTCATGGGTGTTAGTTTTGGGTGGAACTTACGTGAGCGCATGGCTGAGCGAGTCGTTAAAAAATTTCTAAAAGAAATGGAAGGCGACCAAGAAGTCAAAGAAAGTTTTATTAACATTAGTATCGAAAAACATAATAACACATATTATGTATACGATAAAGATGACAATTCGTTTATGGGTCAGGCATCTAATAGAATCGAACTAGAAAAAGTCTTGGGTGAAAGATTCCCTGGAAAACGATTCATGGCTGACAGTGATAATCTAAAAGAAGTGGGGTTCAAATGAGTTTACATCCTATTATTAGCGAATACCAAGAAGGTCTTCGTAATGCAAGAATTTATAAAACATCTAATGGCGAATGGGGTGTTGTCGTGTTTGATGCAAATGACGACTTCAATGGATTCCAATCATTCAGTAATGAAGAGGATGCCGAAGCCTTTGCAGAAGATTGGGTGACTGGTCATGTCTCCATTTGATTTTGTTAATGCGATTAATCTAACTAAGAAAGATTTACTCGCAGAAGATCCTCAGAACGAAAAGGAATATACAAAAACTAGATTTATCGTAAACAGAGCATTAGGATATTTCCCCGATACGGTATTGCCAGCAAATGCAATGAATATGCATAGTGATATTCCAAGCAAGTGGCAATTCCAATTTTTCCTAAATACTATTTCGAAGAAGAAGAGATTCAGCAAATGGGTTGAAAAAGAATCCAAACCTGAATCCCTCGAACTCGTAAAAGAGTATTATGGGTATTCAAGTGAGAAAGCGAAGGGAGCTTTAACAGTTCTTTCTGAGCAGGACTTGATTATGATAAAAGAAAAATTATACAAAGGTGGAAAATAATGTCTGTAGAGATGATTTACTACGACTGGACGCCAGAGTCCATGCTTGAGGTGACACTGCCAGAACCTGATAACTTCCTAAAGGTTCGTGAAACTCTCACTCGCATCGGCATCGCATCCAGAAAAGAACAAAAACTATACCAATCTTGCCATATTTTACATAAGCAAGGTAGGTATTTCATCGTGCACTTCAAAGAATTGTTTGCACTAGATGGCAAAGAATCGAATATCACTAGTGGTGATATCGAGAGACGTAATGCTATTGCTGGCTTGTTAGCTGACTGGGATCTGTTAAAGATACTAAATAGTACGCAGGCAGAGCAAAAAGCATCTCTGTCTCAAATTAAGGTTGTCTCTTATAAAGAGAAAGACCAATGGGAACTTGTACCGAAATATAACATAGGAAAGAAAACAAAATGATTAAACTTGAACTTGACGTGAATGAAGTGAACACTATTCTTCGTGTATTGGGTAAGCACCCATTCGATGAAGTTGTCGGTTTGATTGCAAAAATCAAACAACAAGGTGACCCACAAGCTGAAGCATTGGCTCAAGCAGCACAGTTGCCAGACGCACCTGCTGCCTAAATAATTTTATCCCTCGGGATGGGAACGTAAAGACTCTACTACCTTAGGAGCGTCTAAGGCTGGCACTACGACAAGGTGTCCCTGTACCACAGTAAGCAGGATTGATATGCCTTCGGGGTATCTACAATTTAATTAACTCGCTTAATAGGAGAAAACTATGAATAAACAATTCATTCCTGCATTCTTTTCACAAGATGCATTCAAAGACATCGACAAGATTTTCTTGGGTTTCGATGACCAGTTCAAACGTATGCAAGCATTGCACGACGATTTGACTAAAAACATTCCAAACTATCCTCCATTCAATGTCCGTAAAAACGGTAACACTTATACCATTGAGATGGCTGTTGCTGGTTTCGCACAAAACGAAATCGACATCACTATCGATGGTGGTAAGTTAATCGTTAAAGGCAACACTGAATCTGCAGAACCAGATGAGAACTTTGTTTTCAAAGGTATCGCCAATCGTGCATTTACTCGTGCATGGGCTATCGGCGATTCTTATGAAGTCAAAGACGCAGAGTTGTTTAACGGCATTCTAAAAATTGCGCTTGACAAGTTAGTTCCAGAAGAGCAAAAAGCTAAGAAGGTTCCAGTTAAGGCAGGTAAGGGAAAGCAGTTCCTTACTGAGGAGGAAAAAGATGAAATTCATTCACGCATGTAAAGACTTCCTTCGTGATGTTTTGCGTGATAGAACTACTACTTTAGAGGAATTCATTCTAGCGAATAACCCACAAACTGCGTTGCAGGTGGAACAGTTAGAGCGTGAATACTATGCTAAACTTCGTAGAGGGAGTATGGTATGAACCAATGGATTCCAATGACAGATGACGATTGGGATTGGGTGAACGGAAAGGTTCCACCAAATCCACACAATAAAACAAAGTGAGAATATTATGTCTGTGACATTAAAAAACCTTGAGAGCGCATTGGCTGGCGAATCGATGGCTCATATCAAGTACCGCTATTTCGCTAAGATCGCTCGTGAAGAAGGTTTCGAAGATGTTGCAAAACATTTCGAACATACCGCTGATCAAGAGATCAAACATGCATGGGGTCATCTAGAGTTGCTAATCGGCAAACCTTCTACTAAGGTTTGTTTGGAGAAAGCAATCGAAGGTGAGACTTATGAGTATACAGAAATGTATCCTAAGTTTGAAGAAGATGCTGAGCGTGAAGGAAAAGAAGACGCTATGCTCGAAGCACGTCTTCAGATCGCTGAGAGTAAAGAGCATGCGGAGCAATTTGCTGCAGTTCTTGCTAAAGCAGAAAAGCGTTTTCATGCTTTGAAGAAAGTTGAACAACGCCACGCAGAAGCATATCAACAAGTATGGGAGTCATTATAATGGAACATGTATGTGTAGTTTGTGGTCACGTCCACGATGAAGAATTAGAAGGTAAGTGGGAAGAACTTCCAGCTGACTTTCTTTGCCCAGAGTGTGGCGTAGGTAAAGACGAATACGAGACAATTTAATCGTCATAGAACTTAGGGGGACTTTGATCCCCCTAAATAATTTCTATGATGAGAGCAAAGTTATCCCCCAATCTAATTTCATTCGTGTTAGTGCGAAGAGGGGAATGGCTTCTCAAAGTCTCTGTGTACAAAAACAAATACATCATGGTCTTAGCCCAGCATGTCTTTGATATGGAACATACTATTATTCGTTTCTTCTTGGATCAAAACCAAGCAGCTGATTTTATTGAACAACTCGTAGAGGGCGCAAATGACAATCAAAGTTTTTAAGTTAATCAATGGTGAAGAAGTCATCAGTGAAGTGACATCCACTTCTGAGGCTGGTTACTTTTTAGAGAATCCAGCAGTGATTCAACTTCAACAAACAGCAAAAGGTGTGGGTGTAGGAATTGCTCCGTACATGCCATACGCTAAGGACAAAATCTATCTCTTCAAGCATGCATTGGCTAGTGAGGCTAGTGCCGATGAAAAGATGGAAAACGAATACCGTAGGGTTTTCGGTTCTGGGATTCAGGTCGTATCGGCTGGATCCATCAAAATGTAATACTTTAGTATTACTTTCTTACCCTCCTACTAGGAGGGTTTTTTCATTGTAGAATCAACAACTTACAATCCCCTACAGGGAGTAGGGTTATTCCAGAAAGTTGTTGTCTTTAATTGCAACCTGATGTATAATATAGTCTTAGAAAGTTGAAAAGGAGTTTGTTATGGGTCTCGATATGTACTTGTCCGCTAAGAAATACATGAGTCGTTATTTCGATGCAGCTGACACTGAAAAGATTAAAACAATCAACGAATTGTTTGGTGTCGAGGGTGACGAAGATGGTGATTATGGTGCACAAGAAGTAATCTTCCGTGTAGCCTATTGGCGCAAAGCCAATGCCATCCATGACTGGTTTGTCCGCAATGTCCAAGATGGTCGAGACGAATGCCAAGAATCATGGGTGAGTCGTGAGCAGTTGAAGGAATTGGCTGAGATCTGCAAGCAGATTATAAAATCACCGAAGAAGGCTAACGAATTATTGCCGACTCGCAGTGGCTTCTTTTTTGGTAGCACTGAATACGATGACTGGTACATGCAGGACATCCAACACACTGCTGACCGAATTGATAAAATTCTAGCAGACCCTGCGTTTGCTAAAGCAGACTTCTACTATCAATCGAGTTGGTAATGAAAGCGTTTCAAGAAACAACTAAGGACTGGGTAGGAAATGTGAGCAATCACATCTACTACCTGTCTGATGACAAGCGTAAGTTATACGCATTTTATAATGTTGATACGGGACTTGTGAAGAAATTCAATAAGCCTATTGGGTTTGATCCTCGTTACCGTACTTTCAAAGAGTTGAAGAGAAAATGAATCTGAATAAGTTTTTCGAGAGCCTAGCTGCCAATAGTTCCCGCAATTTCAAAATCGAGCAACTGACGCTGAATAGCGACAACGAAACCCTGCGAGAAGTTGTTCGGTTGGCTCTAGATCCATTCACTCAATTCTATCAGCGTAAGATTCCAGACTATGAGTTTGTTGGTGAAGATTCTGAACATCAGACAACTCTAGAGATGGCTATCGAAAATCTCTATTACCTTTCTAGCCGTGAGGTTACTGGTAATGCAGCTATTGCTCATCTGCGTGCGATCCTTTCTGGTCTGCCACCTGATGACGCTAAAGTTATCGAACGAATCATTCAAAAGGATCTAAAATGTGGCGTCCAAGCATCAACTGCAAACAGCGTGTGGAGTGGCTTAATTCACGAATATCCAGTAATGTTGTGCAGCCAGTTCGAGCAGAAACTCGTGGACAAGATAAACTATCCAGCATACGTCCAGTTAAAAATGGATGGAATGCGATTCAACGCAATCGTAAGGGGTGGTAAGGTAGAATTCCGTAGCCGAAATGGTAAAGAGATCCAGTTGCTTGGCAACTTGGAGAAAGAATTCGCTGCACTCGCTGGCAATGTTGATTGTGTGTTTGATGGTGAGTTGATGGTGATGGATCCTGATGACTATCAATTTATGGATCGTCAGACTGGTAATGGTATTCTCAACAAAGCAAACAAGGGAACAATCTCAGCTAAAGAAGCTGCAATGGTTCACGCAACTGTTTGGGATGTGATTCCTTATGTTCAGTTCGTGGATGGTTACTGCGGTGCTCCATACTCACAACGATACGCATCACTGAAACTTCTAGTGGATAAACAAGGTTCCAAGGATAAAAAGATTTGGTTGGTTGCTACTGATATCGTTAACAACCTAGAAGAAGCACAGGTAATCTTCGAATCTTATCTTGCAGATGGATTGGAAGGTATCATTCTTAAAGATGGTTCTGGTGTTTGGGAAGACAAACGTGCAAAGCACCAGATTAAATTCAAAGGTGAGATGGAATGTGACCTAAAGATTGTAGGTATCCAAGCTGGTACTGGCAAGTATGAAGGTATGCTCGGCGCAATTCTCTGTGAGTCTGCAGATGGAGTTGTGAAGGTTTCTGTTGGCTCTGGTTTTACAGATGAGCAACGCAAGACTCTCGGTGAAGAAATAATTGACAAAATCGCTGCGATCAAGTATAATATGAGAATCAAGAACAAAGCTGGGGAAGAGTCTTTATTCCTACCCATCGTTTTGGAAATTCGAGACGACAAAGAAGTTGCCGATCATTCTAAAGATATAAAATAATTAAAGGTTAAAGATGAATGTAGTTGAGTGGTTTGCTTTCTCAGCAGAGAAGCATGTTCCTAATGAATTTAATTCTGCTAAAGAGGTTATCACTCAAGAACCTACTCCAGTGTTCTCAGATATAGTTCGTGAACATTCTGTTAGGCAGAACCATACAAGATGCCCAGCATTCATTGAATCTCTATCTAATACATTTCTGATTAGATCAGACATCAATATTGAGTTGAGGTTTGACCCAGTTAGTCGAAGATTAGATGTCAAAGACGATACTGAGATGACAACGCCAATGTATATTGATGACAGAGATAAAGACAATTACCCAGCTGATGCGAATATACCAGATAAGGGTAATATGGTTTTTTCTATAAAGCAACAGCAGATCTTTTTATCTAAAGAAGATATTGAAATTGAGGTATTACCTTGCCTTTATCATGAGAGTGATTTCACTCG